GCACGTCTTTAATTAGAAGACGAGGCATTTGCCTACCTTAAGAACCTAATAGTTAGTCGCGCCGTTTACCCGCGCTTCGATACATTTCTATAAATTCACATTCAGAGCACTGGGCAGAAATCACGTTATGTCATCCACAAATTGGATGCAACACAACGCTTTGTTTTAATTAAACAGTCGGCCTCTCCTAGTGTGTAACAGTTCTAATTTGATCGTTGAATGAACAGGCATTTTCTCAGGTTTGACCCCAAATTTATAGGGAAAATCATTCGTCTCTGAAAACCTCACCCGTGTGAGCGGGTTAAGAAAACAGATCGAAAGGCTCTCACCTACAAACGCGATGTTCCGACCATTAGAGCCAACCTTTTTCCCGAAGTTACAGGTTTAATATGCCGACTTCCCTTAGCTGCGTTTTCCACTTGACCAGAGTTAATTAAACTTAGAGACCTGTTGCGGTTGTGAGTACGATTTATACCATTTAGAATCCATAGGCCACCTAATCCTTTTTAGGGGATTCAACAACCTATCTGTTTACAGATCTCTTTTCAAGGTGCAGCCACATCACTTGACCGTTACGTCGAGTAGTATGATAAGTACTGCTCTATGTAAGGTGGAAAATGTCTTCACCACGGGAAGTAGTTCCAACATGTTCCTAAACAAAGTAACCTGTCATGAAGAACAGAAAACTCTGCAAGTGAATGTGATCACAGTCGAAATCTCAACATGGATTACTCCGAATTCTTTCAGTATAAGCGTGATATCATTTAAATCACTTCCCTTTCTAAAGATTTCTACGAGATTTCCAATGGCTCCGCAGTGTCAAATCAATCCACAGACCTCCATCACTAGGATAAAAGTTGTAAGATCTCTCTGGCTTTCAAAGTCCTTCTCGTGATCAACGAAGTTAATCTCTTTATTAGGATCGGCTAACTCAGGTTCGAACATCGTTCGCCTGAAACCTTTCTCTGCTTGGGTCTTCAAATAATTACATTTGAATAATTGCTACTATAACCAAGATCTATAATAAAGTCTGCTCAAGTTCGGATCACTCCGTCCCTTCACAGCGTTCTTCACATACATTTACTCGTTTGAGTATAAGTAATCACTTATGCTCATCAACTGCTTGGATTCAGTTGATTCCTGTGTGTAGGTAACTCAAACGGACCGGTATAGATCACGAAGGTTTGAGCGCAATCAATTTTCAGGGCTAATTCATTAGGCAGGTAAGTTATTACACACTTCTTAGAGGATATCGGCGGCTGCGGCTTTTTTGTACCGCTCCAGCATTTCGGCCAGGGTGTCGTCCTTCTCGGCGCTCAGAATCTTGCCTGGCCTGGCGTACTGGTTCATGCGAATGATCACTTCGGCGTCGCCTGGCATCACCGGGTCCGGCTCCAGGCCCGCGTCGACCGTTTTCCAGAATGCGGCCACCTTTGCGCGGATCGCGGCGATCACATCCTCGTCGCGCAGGCGCTCAATCACCACGCCACGGTTGCCCGCGATGAACGCGCCGATGAACGCGCGCTTGAAGCCGCTCACGGCCATCTGGTGCTGAACCTGCATTTCGATGTGCTCGGGTGCCTCAATGCTGCCGTCCTCGTGCTCAATCCAGCCGTCGCGGAATGCCAGGTAATCCACGTTCTTGATCTCCAGATGCACCGGCTCGCCCAGGTTGGTGATCACGAAGTCGAAGCTGGAGCCCATGCGCAGGTCGGGGTCGCGGAAGTACTCCTTCATGGGCCGAATCTCCCAGCCCTGTTCCTCTGCGATGCCGTGGGCGATCGCGGCCTCCAGGCGGTTTCCCCACTTCATGCGCTCGTTGACAACGAACTCGGGCACGAGGCCGGTTTTCTTACGGTGCCAGAGGTCGTAGTGCGTGACGTAGGGGGACATGCCAAAGAGCGCGGCCGATTCGGTCGATGTGACGTCCAGCTTGCGCATGGCCAGCCAGTGCTCCTGGTTGCTGGGGACGATGATTTCAGTTGCCATGATTTACCTCTGTGCGTGGAAGTCCGAAAATTGCGACGCCCGCGTGGTCCGGAAACCGCGCCCCTTGCACCGCGACCAGGTTCTGGTCGATCACCTCGTTGAAGCCGTCGCAAGGGGCAATCCAGTAGCCGTGCTCGCCGTCGTCCTGCGTGGCCTCAACGATGCCCACCAGGCCTTTGCCGCTGGTGAACCAGATTACTTTGTGGACTTTCATGACTGGGCTCCTGTGGCCTTGGCGATAGCAGTTTGCGCAAGGCGCATCATTTCCTGACGGCTGCTCATGGAATTAAACTCGCACAACCTGATTGCGTGTAGCGCTTCCAGCAAATCTGGCGCGGCAGCGATCAGGCGGGCGTTTGCTTCATCCTCATCATTTACGGTCAAAAAAACGGAAGCGATGTCTTTTTCACCTCCGCAATATTTATCCGATCTGGCAACAACGTCGCCGTTTCCAATGTAGGCCCAAGGTCCCGGTGTATGTGTCATTGGTTGCTCCTTTCAGCTACCTGTTAAAACGCTTGCATGTTCGCTCTGTTTTCAAGCCAGGCAAACAACTGTTTTTATTCCAGACTGTTTAGGTTTGGATTTGTTGCAATCAGATTCTGGTAAATACCGTGCTGTTGATGTACGGCTTAATCAAATCCATCGCTTCCTCTCCAAACTCGTAGGCAATGTACTGTTCGCCTGATTTGTTCATCTCCGAAGGCAGCACCTCGGACTCCAGTAGATACCAGGGGGATGGCGCGCTTGTGCACTTGAGGATGATGATCGCTGGCTCAAACGCTGATCGCGGCAGCACCTTGCGTTCGCCATCACCTGTGAACGTCACCACGTCAAAGAACCCCGGCTTGCGCCAGAAGGTCAGCGTTGTGTACTCTTGCCCAACGGTTGGCGTAGCGGGCACTGGCAACAGAGGCGCAGCCTGCGCCACGATTGGCGCAACAGCAGCCCCGACAAGGGCGCGTAGGAAACCACGGCGTTTCATTTGTGGTCCTCTGTTTGTTTTCTGTATGGGTGGTTTCGCGACACAAACATTGGAAGAGTTGGAAGCGCAAGATCACTTAGCTTTAAAGCACATGTGAGCCACCTTCCCGATTGCCTCCACCAAAGACCGTTATAGCGATAAATGTGCGGCTTCATTTGTTGTCCTCCCACGTCCAGCCTGTCGCCCACTTCACAACCACTCGCTTAATCCATGACGGCTTGCGCTCACATTGCAACATCGTCGCTCCGAACGGTGCTGGGATTCGCCAGTGCCCGGCATAGCCTTGTCGCCATTCGTCGAACGGGTTGTCGTCTTCATCTTCTTCATCCTGCTCGGCTGGTGATGGCTCAACGTAGTCTGGGTTTTCCACCGTTTTAATCGTCCCGTCCTCTTGCTTGACCATGAACCACTTTGGCTGCACGCCAAGCATTACCTCTGGCAGCTTCTTCACCCACACAAGGCCGCCTTCGCCTTCGCTGATGCCGTTCTTGATTTCATTGCGGCCTTCGCCTGTGTACAGATAGCCGCCAATTCCATTGCCACGCTCCTTTTCAAGCTCGGCCATGCGCTCGGCTTTCCTGCGTTGGTGTTCGGCCTGAATCTCTGGCGAGGCCAGCTCGAACCTTCCTCCGCATTCAGTGCACAAAGCGGACGGCGTCTGGCCCATGTCGGTCTCGCCACAGAAGTGCCACCACTGGCCCTCTTTAAGTAGTTTTCCACAGGTCATGTGTTTTCCTTTCTTGATCGGATTGCGGCGGCGCATTGCCTGATTGCGTGGGCTTCAATTGCTGAGTGGCTCCATGCAGCCTGTTGCCATGCGTTGGCTTGCTGGTCACAGGCGTCAGCACACGCCTCACGTTCGGCAGCAGCGCCAGCGGCGTAGGCAAGGGCGGCGAAGCGTTCGAGGTTCGGATAATAAAGTTCATCAGAAGGCAACCGGCATTCCCGCGCCCACGCTATTACTTCTTTCAGTGATTGGGTTTGATCTTTGGTCATCAGTGATTCCTCATGAATTCACGCACTCGCGCTGCGGCGGCTTCTTCGCGCTCAAATGAGCTAATGCTTTCTTGCAAAGCCATACCACCAACAACGCCTATCAGTCGCTTAATCTCAGCCAACAACGCCGCCGTAGTTTCTGCGTCAACCGGTACGACTGCTCCGGGCATCAGCCATTCTTCTTTCATTTCCATGATTCGTCCAAGCCTTTCTGAATATGTTTTTGTGCGTTCATGTCTACCAAACAAGCAACGCCAATGCAGGCCAACCAAAGCAACAAGCACCCAACTTCAATCATGTCTTCTCCTGTTTAACAATCGCGTTTTCAAGGTCTGCAATAGCCTTGTCTATCATCGGCCCCAAATGCTCAGGCATCGGAACCTTTGCCGTGTACATTGCAGACTCCATTGCCGACAGCAGGCGGATGATGAGGAACATGTCTTCGGTTGTCATGTCAAAAACTCCTTTACAAATTCTTCAATCGACAGCGTGCGCTCAGTGCTATTCGCCCAACGGTCAAACGAGTCATAGTGCTCGCCAATGTCCACTGCACCTTGGCTCCATCGGACACGGTAATGGCGACCATGTGCACGACAGTACATCCAATACTTGCGCCATGCTTCCTTGCGGACTTCTGTTCTGAACCCTGCGCGGCGCATCTTGGTCTTCAGTGTTGATCGGTTGATGTAGTTCATCCTTCAATCTCCATCATCGCCAGAGATGCAAAGATCAGTCCAACACACAGTCCAAGGAACGCCACAAACGAACGGGCTCCTCCTGACCATGTGCCTATATCAAAGCTGGCGTTTGCAAAAGAACCAAGCAGGTACAGGAAAATTTCTGCGCTGATGAACACGCTCAATTGTTTGATGGCTTTCATTTCATCGTCTCCCCGATGGCGGCAGCAGCGCGGACAATGGCTCGTCTGGTGGCTGCGTAGGGGTTGTTTCCATGTGGTTCTGATGCTGATTCGTAGTCTCGCTCTGCGTCATTGGGAAGTTCGGCAAGAGTTCTTCCATAGCCAGAATAGACATTCGCCCCCAACTTCACCGCCAGCCGCGGTGCATCACCATCGTCGGTTAGGGGGTTCCAACTGCGTTGGTTTGATGTTCCGTAGTTGCACATGGGTATGCCTACAGCATCATTTTTTGCATAGGTTCCGATCAGGAACTTGTAACCCTCAATCCCCGCCGCCTTAGCAGCCTTCTCCAGTAGTTCTCGGTCGTTCATTTTTCCACTCCAAAGCTATAGCCAATCAATTGACAAAACAAGCGATACTGTTCCAAATATTCTTTGTTGTTTGCATGGGTCTTTTCAATCCGCTCTGAGAATTCAGCAACAGTCCCTGTGAAACAACCGCAAACAACACGAACACCAATTTTTTCGTCAACAAACGCTGTCGTGAATCGACCAGATGACTTTGCAGGGCCAACAAGCAGCCATGTTTTTTGATTTGACACCCGAGCATCGCCGTACACCTGAGCATCGCCGTACACCCGAGCATCGCCGTACACCTGAGCATCGCCGTACACCCAAGCATCGCCGTACACCCGAGCATTGCCGTACACCCGAGCATTGCCGTACACCC